TACGGTGAGCATTACCAATACCACCAAATAAACTATGCCCCTCATTTTTACCTCCCACGTTTTATCCTGCCACCCCTACATAATAACTCAAGAAAAATCAGCAGGCACCTGCCAATTTCTTTTAATGCACTTTTCATCATCTATTGTAATTATACCACCAATACATATTTCGTCAAGGTCTATCCTTCAAAAACGCCTTAATAATAGGAGGTTGATAGTTAAAAATGGCTACTTTTACATATACACCCGACCGACCTGTTCGCATTGAAACAATGGACAGCACGCTGATACAGGGCATAGGTAAATATGAACAGCGTCGGCTTATGGTCAGTGGATTGCAGAAGATGTTTTCCTTTTCCTTCTCGGGACGGTACACATCCGAGGCGGACGCAATAGAGGAGTTTTACGAGGACTGCGACGGTGGCGTGGATTCGTTTGGTTGGACTGACCCTGTTACCAGCACTGCATATACCTTGCGGTTTGTTCCTAATTCTTTTCGCAGAGAGTATATTGGCAGGAGCGGAACGGGGCATTTGTGGAACATCTCGTTTCAGTGCGTTGAGGTGAATTGAACTGGTGCATTTTTTGCACAGGTTGGAGGATAGAGGATAATGCCGAAAACAGTTAGTGCCGCATTTATATCCGAGAAAAACAAACTTACCACTTCGCAGGTAATACACCTATACGAAATTGAGTATTCCTCCGGCGGTAGCCTGTACTGGCAATACCTTGCCAATTATGACCAAAACGTGGTGTTTCCCGCTTCCGGCGGGCAGACATATTACCGCTATCCCATAAACCATTCCGCAGTATCAGAAAACCGTGAAGGGCAGGTTGACCAAGTAACCATATCTGTTGCCAATATTGATAGGGTTCTTGGCTCGCAAATGGAAGAATACGGCGGGTTCAGGGGCAGGAAAATAAACATCAAGACAGTGTTTGCCAATCAACTTGACGACGAGGATGCGTATATACAAGAAAAATACATGATAGACAGCGGGTCTGTTGGCGAGGATGCGTGTCAACTGGTCTGCACATCAAGAATGGACGTAATGGAGGTGGTGATACCACGTTGCAGGTTTTTAAACATGTGCAGGTGGCAATTCAAGTCTACCGAGTGTGGCTATGTTGGTGAAGAAACAACCTGCAACAAGAGTTTTGCTCGGTGCAGAGAGTTAGAAAACCAAGAGCGGTTTGGCGGGTTCTTCGTGGACACGAGGAGAAAAATGTGGTTTTAAAGGAATTTTGCAATCAATGGGTTGGCGTACCGTTTCGGCACGCTGGCAGGGACGGGGAAGGTGTGGACTGTTGGGGGTTGGTTATTGAGTATCTGAAGGGTTTTGGCATAGACGCACCGGACATGGAGTACACGGAGAAATGGGCGAGAGCGGGCGCAAACCACTTCTCGGAACGCATTTGCCAGTTCCCTGACATTTTCGAACCCGTGGACAGGGGTAGCGTAGGGGACTTGGTTTTTATGCGAGGCGTGAACGGCGTGGTTGACCATGCAGGAATACGGGTTGGCAATAACAAGTTTATTCATTCGATACGGGATATAGGCGTAGCCATCAGCGATTTAAGCGGTGTATACAAAAGAAAACTGCACGGGTTTTACAGGATAAAACATGGCTGAAAAGATAATCAAAGTAACCGTCAGGTACATTCCGAACGTCGTGGAGCACAAGGGGCGGGTAGTGAAGGAGTTGACATACCCATACGAGGGGTTTACATCGGTTTATGACCTGCTTTCTGATATAAAGAGGGGTGATATACCAGACATACCACAAACCGTCCTTAAAAAGCATAAAATCATCATCAACGGCAAGAACATAGAAGAAGCGGAGTGGAAAAAAACGGCGTTGCACGACAAGGACGAAGTTATCATTACGCCGGAGGTGAAAGAGGTTTTTTCGCTGGCGATACTTGGCGGTTTTCTGGGGTTTGGCATTGGTTCTGGATTGGGGCTTGCAGGCATGGCGTTATTCAATGCCGTTCTTCTCGGGTTCTCCATAGGCGGCATTATTGGCGGGTTGCTGTTTATGCCTTCAATCAAGGTTGACGCTGACTTTAACACGCCGACTTACGGCTGGCAGGGCATGAGCAGTTACGTGTCGCCTGAAAATCCTATACCTGTTGTCTACGGGCAGTTACGCATACCGTTGAGATACATCAACATGTATGCGACAAACGAGATACAATACGACGCTGTATGGCGGAAGGTAACGCCGACAAGTCAGGTTGAATCGGGTTTTACCAATCAATTTCAGGTTGTCGGCGAGAAATTAAAAATCTACCTTTCGCCTATGATTGCCATTCCGCAGGTGGCAGGGTCTATGTTTTATTATTTTGTGGCGGCAATATCTGAAATTGCCGGTAATCTCATACCGACGGCACCACAAAGCGAGAGAATAAATCAACTGCAATACGTAACTGGCGGCTCAATGTTTAACCTGTCGCAAAAACCACGGTTTCTTGGGTATCTTGTGGAGTACAAAAAACCGTCCGATGTAACGTGGACAGAATACGGATGGACGTTTCCTACGTTTAACTTCTGGCGAACGGTAATGCCTATATGGATTATCATGGCCGCCGCAGGCGAGGCGGAGTTTTCTCTTATCAACCCGCTGTTTATAGAGTTGCCCGAAGCGGGGACGTGGGATATACGCATTTCCCTTGGCGGTGTCAACGTGAGCGGTGCGCCTACTGGCACTAAATACTGGCAGAGCGTTCAGGTGTATATGCCACCTTCGGAAACAAACACAGACAAGACGTATCTAAACCTACTCGGAGCGTTGGGCGAAGGCGAGTTTGCCGGTATTGATACCAGTTCAATAGAGATTGACGGTAATCCTATTGGCAATTATGACTCAAACGCAATAGAAATTTATACCCGTAACGGAGCAAATGACGATAAACCGATTAACGGGTTTAATGAAATACACGCCTATACGAATTTCTCTTATGGATTAAATAATCCGCTTGACTCCGCAACGCATACCACCACGGGAACAGAGGTTCAAGCGTTTTCTATTATGCTTGCTCTCAACGGTTTATATCGTATCAACGATGAGGGCAAGGTATATGTATGGGATGTTACTTACCGTGTAGAATGGAAACTGCACTCATCGCCGACGTGGAGTTCCGCAAACAGGGACGAGATTACCATTTCCATGAAACAGCAGACGCAGTTTACAAAGCAATATCGCAAAGACCATTTACCTGCGGGGCAATACGATATACGGGTTACACGCCTTTCAGACGCACCTGATTTTAGGCATATTGGCAACATGGCGTGGACACAGTTGGACGAAATACGGTATGACGACCTTGCGTATCCCAATCTTGCCAAGGTTGCCATGAAGATACTCGCCACGGAAAAGTTGTCTGGCACTATTCCAAATATAACCGTGGTGGCGAAGGGCAGAAAGGTGTTACAGCCCAAGATACTCAACGCTGGTGGTGACTGGTTACACTATGATGATTACTATTACGATTGGGACAACCAGAAATACGTGGAATTTGCGACAGACAGCGAGGCGTTTTGGGACGGGGTAACGTGGGTAGAGGACTGGACGGCAAATCCTGTATGGATTATGTATGACCTGTGGCGGACAAGCAGACCGGGTATAAGCGATTACGTTGACGGCGAAATACACACGGAAAATCTGCCGGAAATGGCAAATTACAGCGATAGTCTTGTGCTCACAGAGGAAGGTGGGGACACGTATGAGAAACGGTTCAGAATGGACGTTTGCGTGGACGCAGAGCAGAGGGCGGCAGACCTATTCCGCACGCTTGCCAGCACGTTTAGGGCGTTTGTGTTTCAAACTGGCGGAAAAATGAAACTCGTTATAGATAAAGAGGAAACCGTCAGCCAGAAATTCACAATGGGCAATATTGTAACCAAGGGCGGCAAGACAACCTTCAAGAGTGCGTTTTCTTCTCTTAAATCGTCTCCAAACGTGGTTGAAGTGCAATACCTTGACCAGTCGCAGAACTATCAACGCAACGTGGTATTGTTTGAGGACAGCGAGGCGTTGGCGGCAGGTGAACCTATACGGAAACAGTCTTTGAGTTTAATGCTTGGTGTAGCACGCACATCACAGGCGTTGAGAATGGCGAAGTATTACATGTACCTGTCCAAGTATTGCGTCAGGGCGAGCAGTTTCAATGCGGCATTAGACGCAGTAACAGCGACTTGTGGGGACTTAATTTCCATACAACACGATGTAACCGGATGGGGTTATGGCGGCAGGGTTGGGAGTGGAAGCACAACGTCCAAGGTAACGCTTGACGGCAGTGTGATACTTGCGGCTGGCACGACTTACGAATTACTTATCCGGTTCAATGACGACACGATAGAGAGGCGGGATATAACCAGTGCGGCGGGAACGCATACCAGTATCACCGTATCTGCGCCGTTTAGCCAGATACCCGCGAAATACGATTTATGGGAAATCGTAACCAAGGCGCTTGGAGAAAAGATGTTCAAGATTATCAGCGTTGGTAGAGACAATCTTGAAGAAGTGGACATTACGGGGCTGGAATACAACGAGAGCATTTACGATGACGTAACCGGCATAGTCTTACCTACGCCGAATTATTCCCTGCTTCGGCGGAACGCTCCCGTAACAGACCTTACGTTGTCAGAGTCTACCGCACGGCTGAAAGACGGCACGGTGGAAATGGCGATTAACGTATCTTTTAACAAGCCGGAACAGGCAATAGCGTATAGCCATGCCAAGATATACATATCAGAGAACGACGGTGAAAGTTGGGAGTGCGCAGGAGAGACCAGCGAGACGTTTTTCACTATTGTAGGCGGGGTATACGAACTAACCACGTACAAGGTGGCGGTATCAAGCGTAACCAAGACCGGCGAGGAATTAAGCGAAAACAAGTGGGCTACAGCGACAATAACAACATCAGGTAAACTCCTGCCGCCGGAAGATATAACAGGGTTCAGCGTAACGCAATCCTATGACAAGTTGGTTCTTGACTGGGATGCGGTATCTGATTTAGACGTAAGTTACTACGAAATCAGGCGTGGAGCGAGTTGGGATAGCGGCGTTGTAATCAGCCGGACACAACAAATTGAGATTGAACTGCTTTCGTTCCCGTTTGGCTATCAGAAATACTACATCAAGGCACGGGACACATCCGGGAACTATTCTGTCAATCCTGCGTTTGCCAGCATAACGGTAACAGAAATCCCGGGCAAGATACCCATATTGAGTTTACTGGACAGCGCGCTGACCGGCGATGTGGGTGCGGGACTTGATACGGAGTATTACGAGGGCAGAAACCTCGGCAGGTTTGAGAAGTGCGTTCTCTTGACAACGCAGAGGG